TAAATGGAAGCGACTCAAAGAAGATTAATCTGACCTCATTACCGTATTCCATGACTTTCACAATAAGATTTCCGACGCTTGTGCCAAATTGCTCAAAGTCTTGTCGATATTTTTGGAGTTCCTTATTGAAGTTTCCAAATTTGCTCTTTAACTGTTCCCAAATTGGAATCATGACATTCTTGAGCATGCTTTCAATTACCCTGGCACCCTCCTGTAGTGGTCGCAAGCGGTCGACCATGTCTTTCCAGCCGTCCGTAAACCTGTCCCACCAATTGCCAAATCTTTCAAACATTCCTTGCGCTGCAGGTAGATATTTTCTGATTAGTTTTACTGTTCCATTTGCAAGTTTTTCAACGACTACTGAAATCTTGTCAAGAAACCCGCTGTTAGCAAATGTCCCAAATTCAACAGACAAACGTTGAAGCGTTGCCTTTAGGATTGCTCCAACTTGTTTGAATTCATATTTAACTGGCTCAAGGAACTGTTGTCCAAAGTCAGCAAATTCGTTTTTGAGTTGTGTAAATAAACTTTTTGCTTGATTGATTAAAGTGCTATTAACTGCTTCAAACTGGCCGGCAACTCCACCAAGTCTGGCGAGCTCGCCGCTTGTAATCGCTTCAACAAGACCAGCCTTACCTTTCTTTGAACCACCAGCTTTCTCATACTCCTCAAGAGCCTTCTTCATCTGCGGTCCAAGCGCTTGAGCCGCGGTCTTTATTGACGCATAAGAACCTTTTACATTTTGTAGTTCTGCAACCAAGCCGGCTGCGGCTTGTGTCCCGGTTTTGAGGTCTTGACCTGCAGAAGCAAAATCCATCAAGCCCTTAAACATTTTTGCACTTGATGCGTTAAACTTTCCTGACTTGTTTACGATTTGGCCATATGCCCCAACAAGATTGTCAACGCCAACGGCAGCCATGTCGGCATCATGTGTGAGCATTCGCATAGCAAGACGCGTTTGATTTAATCCATTTCCAAGTTCCTTGTGTCCGGTTTGGGAAAATGCATACATGGCTGCTTGGTTTTCCCGCATTGCCGCCGCGGCCGTTCCTGCAGCAATCGCCAAAGCCGCAACACCTGCTGCTGCCCCCTGCATTGCGACTTGATAGGTTTTTGCCAGTCCTTTGCCGACCAAGAATGCACCGTGAACGAGGAGCATTGCCGCGCCCATTCCAGCAATCTCTATAGCCGCCATTTTTGCAGACATTGCTACGAGTTTGAGCAGTCCGCCACCGAACATTTTGATGCTCTTATCTAATTGGTCAAAGTGTTTTTTCCACTTGCGAGAACCGTTATTAAGAACATCTGAAGTGGTTTTTCCATAATTCTTGATGTCAGAGACACCCTTGGATGCAAGAGCAGAATTTTTCTTATAATGACGACCTTCGGCACCAGAAAGGCGTTCAAGTTTACGACGAGTTTTATCAATCGCAGCATCGTCCGAGCGGACTTCAATTTTGATTGTAACTTTTTCGTCAGCCATTTACTGCCCCAAGAAAAGGTGAATGGCCACAGGAGTTGCTATTTAGCCCGGTTTGCCTCGGCCTCACGGTCGTCTGATATAACTTTACCACAAGCGAGACGAATGAGCCATTCCTCGTCGGTGCAATTCAGCAATTTAATTGGGTCAGTTCCAAATAACTCACCCAATCGAGCAGCTGTTACAACTCTGGAATCTTCGACTAGTTCGTCAAAGATTCCTTCGTAGGGTCCATGGCCTCAATCGTGTCACCGAATCCAGATGCATCAAGAATTGCAACTGCGGCCGCTTCTACGTGTGGGTCTAAACCAAAAAATGCACGAACTGCTTCTGGGATTGGACGGGTTGTATCTGTCATCTTCAAAACCGCTGGAGATGCAAAGTTCAATCCGTATCCATCTTCATCATTGACTTCTTCGTCATTAAACAAGATTCCATCAGTCGTATGACCAATTACGTAACAAGCAAACTTTGTTCCGTCCATACCCTGACGGCTGTCTTCTCCAGCTTGCTTTCTCCAGCCTTTTACTTGCGACTGTGTGATGTTTGGGCTAATGCGGAGTTTTACGCCCTTGCGCTCTGGAACATCAATGTAAACATCTTCACGCTTGACTTTTGCAGCAATTGTTGCACTGAGTTTTTCAAGAACGGTTGGCTCACCATTGGCTTTTGCACGAGCTTGTTGCTTGACTTCCTTTGTTTCAGGAGATACTTCTGAGTACAGGTCGTTATTGGACATGTGTGATGTTCCTTTTGGTATATGGGTTGATTAATAGGCAAACTATCACCATCAGAACCAATGCCAGTGGAACTATTCCTACTGCTCTATGAGACCCCGTCAGTACGGGGTGATGATTAGTTTGTTGCTACGTTTACGTCGCTGACCGAGAAGGTCAGGGCGAAGGTTGCAGGAGCACCAGATGACGAGTCACCGTCTGGCTCAGTCAGACCAACGAGGAGGGAACTCTTGTATACGCGGTCAGTTCCACGAACCTCAAGGTCACAGTCGTAACGCTTGATGTTGATGTCGTAGAATGCCTGTCCGACAAGGGCGCGAAGTAGTGAAATCTTCTTTGCCAGACCATCAGCGCCAGTCGATGTAATCATTGCATCGTCGTAGTGTGCGGTCAGTGTGATGTCACCAATTTCTGCAGGTGCACAAAGAACTGTTGGGCGCTTTGCTCCACCTTCGTAAATCTTTTCTACAGAGGCTGTGATTTCCCCACCCGATACTTGGGCGAACTTGAATCCCTCAAACTGAGGATTGTTCGTGTCCACCGGTGCGATGTCGGCGAGAACTTGCCTTTGAGCTACTTTTGCCATTACTTACTCCTCTGTTTATCAGACAACTGATGTGGTGAGATTTGATTTGATGATATTCACTTCAATCTTGTCACCAACGCTGGATACTCTTACTCCAACGCGGGCTTTGATAAGACCAGTTGCAAGCTGGCTTACTGGATTGAGCGATGAGTCGCATTTGACTGTGTAACCGTAGTCAATTCTTCTTCCGTTTGCATCAAATGCTTCATAGAGAGCGCCAGAAATTCTTGCGGCCTCAAGAACTGCAATCAGTTTTGCTTCAACAGAAGCGAACGAGTTGTTACGTCCGTCAATAGTCGAGAATACCACAGACTCAAGAGTCCGATTACCATCAGTTACGATTCCGTTTACAATATCTTGTGAAGTGATGTATCGGAAGTTCGTCGTGTCTGGGGAAAGTGAACGTGCACCATAAATGCGAACCGTGTTTTGAATAACGCGGATTGCATTTACGCCCTCATCATCAAGAAGGTCTCCGTTTGCTTTGTTGATGTCTGTGACAACACCATTTACGAACACTGCCTGCGAAAGCAGACCAGCATAAGGAACATGGGCACCAGCCGTATTGTGTGCTGCTGAACGCTTACCAGCAACATATCCGTCTGCTGGAATCAAACGATTAATTCCAGCAACTGTCGTTGGTACATAAACCCATGGGTAGTACAGGGCGACATGCTCTGTGTGCTCATAGGTTCCAGAAATGGTTTGTGCCATTGAGATAATTTCGCTCTGTGTATCGTCTGATGCACCATGAAGGATTGCAACTCGATTGTAGGTATTCGCATGAGTAATCAGAGCCTGATAAACAGTTGGTGATGCATTTTCTGGACATGAAACTGCACCAGTTCCAAGTGCATCGCCAAACAGTGTGAGTCCACTGGAATAGTCTGTGGCAACAACAGAAGCCCTATCGTCTGACCCAGCCGAGAATGGAGAAAGCGTCAAGTTCGTTACAGGTGTGATGGTGGTTGTTCCAGTAGAGGCAATTACATATTTGCTGGCTACTGGGTGTGAGTTGATTTTTCCAATTGCAATTTCGTTTGATGAGCAGTTAAATGTGTTCATCAACAATTGGTTACCAAGATACAGTTTGACGGTGAATGTGTTGGCTGCTGTTCCAACTGATGTAGTAACCGCTAGCTCATCACTCCATTCTCCAGGGCCGTTAGCCTCAAGGGCGATTGCAACGCTACCGCTGGTGCTTGCGATGTTCTTGAATCCAGTTGTTGCAGCATTGCCAACAACACGTGCGATGTAGCACTGTGTGCCGCCTTCTTCAAAGAAAGTTTCAACGGTTGGGTGAAGATATGCATAAGAAACATATCCACCATAAATGTCTTCAAATTCCTCAATACTTGCAACCTTGACGGCAGAGTCAGTTGGACCACGGTCGGCGAGACCAATGAAAAAAGCCTGCGAAGATTCACGGACTGTTGGGCTTGAAGGACCAGTTCGTACTGCTGTTGAAATCACTACACCGGGCATG